GATTCCTCTTAAAATTGTTGCAACACTAAAGTTATTGTTTTGTATGTCACTGATAACTGAACCAATTCCGTCTACGATACCACCAGGACCAAATATACTGGTTGTGCCTCCACCTAATACACTTAAAGGTGATGGTTCTAAATCATAATGTATTGTTGCAAAGCCGGGTATTCTTGCTTTATTGACAATACCAGCAGAATACAAAACAGTTTCATAAAAAATTTGCATTGTGTTTGCCATTACGCCTTGTCCATCTGCTTGATCGAGGTTGTCATGTGACCAAGAGCCAATCACAGGATTTACTAACATGAAAGAAGTAAACCTTTGTTTATGTAAAGTAAACAATTCTATTGATCTTAAAAAAGGTTTTTTCCTTTGTTGTGCGTTGTCTCTGCCATATTGAGTCACAGTAGGATTGGGATCATACATATTGTCCAGTGTACCAAAGCCGGCAACAGGATCAACTGTTAAGGAGTCTGCAAAATTATATTCATAATATGACTTCCAAAATGCGTTTACTGTGTCAGCATGATCATCATGAAAAGTTATATTGATAGGTTCATAACCAATACGTGTGTTGATGTAAGTTTTTTTATTGTACTGTTGTTTTTCTTCAATGTTTAAGTTGAATCTAGGAAGGTCAGCACTTTTGACCAACATATTCAATTCAAGTTTTTCATTTGTTGTAAATCTTCTTGCAGGAATAGTGTTGTCTATATCGAAATGCACATGATATAGAAATTTTTGTTTTGGTAAAAGTTTGAAATTATCGTCAAGATATAATCTAGAAGCGTGACGATAGTCCTTCATTCCTGGAAGACCATTTGAAAATGCATTTAAAAAATTATTAATAGATGGCATACCTAATATTTATGGCCATAAAAAAAGCGCCGTTAAAGGCGCTCTCTTTATATTATAAATGCTAATTTGTATTAGATACCACCGCCTGTAGCTAGTGTGCTTACAGTTCTTGTTACCGCTGTACCAATTCCAGTTCCTTGTGGAGTTTGTATTGCGTTATCGTATCTTAAGTTCATTGTTATTGTAACTGGGTCAGATGTTGCATACGCTAATGTGTTGTAGTTCACTGACTCAATAAATGCTCCATAAAGCTCAAATGTCTCTAACACATTTGGAGTAGAAGCACCGTTACCACCGTCAAGTATTTCAATTCTTGAAGTGAATTTGTAGTCGATACCTGAAGCGGCACTTGCCTGCTCAAAGAAATCAAATTGTTTTTGTACTTGTTCGCCAACTAATTTAGTTACTGCGTTGTTTACATCATCTCTGATTGTAATTGTAATTGGATCCCAAGTGTGTTTACCTGCAACATATACTCTAGAGTTATAAACATCTAGTGTTACGTTGTCGAAAGTTAAGTTAGGTCTTGAACAGTCTATTACTTGTTTAGTAAGTTCTGATCTTGGTGTTGATACACCAAAGTTTTCCAGTACAACTCTAAAACGATACTGGAGTTTTGGCATCAACAAGCCTTGAGATGCTGAACTTTGATCGTTTGCTAAAGGTACTGTAAATTTTGATAAAGTAGATATTGCCATTTGTTTCTCCTATTTATTCAAAATTAGTTCCCTAATTTTGCAATTTCTCCTGTGTTTTTAATTCTTAACGGTATGTAAATAAATTCAACTGATTTTACTGGCTCAATTGCTATATCAACATACAATTCATTTCTGTCTATTCTAGTAGGTGTGTTGTTTGTGTCATCACATACTACCAAGAAGTCAAACAATGCTCTTTGTCCAACAAGTTCTAACAAGAATGATTCAACTGCTTGTTTTATCTCGTTTCTTGTAAGTTCATCATTTGGCTCAAAAATAAATGGTTTTGCGATAGAATCTAATTGGTTTCTTAAGAACACTGTTAATCTTGAAACGTTAATTCTGTCAAGAGCTGAAGTAGAACTTGAGGCAACTTTTGTTAAGTTTCCAAAGTTTACAATACCTGCTCCTGCAAAGAAAGTTATTGGATTAACTTTTGCTGTGTGTAAAGTATCTCTCACTGATTCTGTTAATGATACTGATTCAAATTCACCAGTTGAAGCTTCAATGTATCCTACGCCTGTTGCGTTGTCTACAACACCTCTTCTTGTACCTGCTGGTGCAAACCATGGGAATCCAATGTTGTCATTGTTTGCCAATGTTCTTAGTATCATGTGTGCAGGTGGAACAATAATTGTGTTTCCTGCGTTATCTGTGCTTTGTCCTGACGGATAAAATACGCCTAAGTATTCACTTGCTGTTACTAGTCCTGTTTCGCCATCACTTGTTGCTCCGGCTGTGTTGTTCGACCAGTTGCTCACTGATGTTGATGTACCTGCCAGTCTAAATGGTGTGTCGCCTACTACAAACGCTGTTTCATTTCTGTCTGTGTTTAAGCCAACCATGTTAGATATCACTTCAGGGTAACCTGGACAAGCAATAACATTAAATCCTCTTTGATCTTCTCTAATTGCTTGGTTAGTGTCTATCTCTGATTTTAGTTGGTTAACAATTACTTGTCTCTGTGCTTTTCTTCCGAAAGTTCCTGAGCCATCAGCGTTGTTAGTTGATTTTGTTACCCATCTGTCTGGGTAGTAGTTTGAAACAGACTCGTTACTTTGTCTAACGTTACCTAAGCCAGTTGCATCTGAACCTGGGTAAGTTGTTGTAGTAACGTGATTGTTTTTGTATTCTTTAACATTGTATCCTGATCTTCTAGTGTTCCATAACAATATTGATTTTGGATATAAAGCTGGATCTGGAGCATCTGGATCTAAGAAGTCATCACTTAAAAGATCTTTAATTGAAGAGGCTGTACCAGCGCCTGTGGCATTTCCTGGTTTAGCTTCTGCTGTTGTGTGATATCTTGCATCTGCAAACACAATACCGTCTTCTGTAGTTTGGTCTGCTTTGTCAACTAGTTCAAATTTAGCACCTGTTGTTGTTACAGTGGTGCCATTTGAAGTATTTGTTGAACTTATTGTTGCAGATGTGTTGTATCTGTAAAGTGCTGGATAATTTTCTAAGTCTGAAGTATCAATCCATAAGTCGTTGTTAGCCAAAGCTGTACCATCTGACTGTGTAGTTGGTTCAGTTGCACTAAATTGTGGACCATTTGGATCTGTACTTGCATATACTTCTAAGTATCCTTTGAAAGTTGTTCCGTTGTGTGCCATGATGTCAGCATCTAAATTAGTATTGTACCATAATGTGCCATCTGCTGGCTCATCAGTTGGTGCATTTAATGATGCTGTGTATGATAATCTTTTAAAGTTTGAAAAGACAATCGTTGCAGGTAAAGAAGTTGAATCTTCTGTTGCACCTGCTGGCACATCGTATAAGTTGTCAAGTAGTGTTGAACTGTTTGCTGTGTAAGTTCCATATGAATGAGCAGTTGCGGCACTAAAGCCTGCAGTTGCTAATGGAGTATTTGTTACATCATAAGCTCTTATCTCACCACCTAATTTGTGTTTAATTTGAATTGCGCCTTTGAACTCTCCAGTTGCTACAACTGAAGCTTCAACGTTTGTAAAACCAGCACTTGATATTGCCGCTACAAAGTCTTCTGCATCAGCTATTGTTGATCCGTCTAAATTTGATACTGTTACTGTTTTACTTGAAAGAGCCGCTTGTCCTTTGATTGACTCTGCCATTACAAATGATCCTTGTAATGCTACTGGATCTGTTGTTTTAGAAGTAACAACTGTTTCACCACCTTCGTATCTAAATGTTTGGAAGTCTCCAACTGGTAGTGTTGTGTCTGTGTCATTTACAGCTGTCTGTTCTGTAACATTAAATTGTGAGTAAAGTGTTCCCGCAGTTATTGCCGTTCCACCGTTGCTTGGATCTAAGTTAAAGATAGCTGTGTGACTGTTAATATAAAGTGGATTAGCCACTGTACTGAAAGTTGCTGTGCTTGAAGCATACAGTTTAGTAATTAAATTTGCACCTGAGTTAGGTGAAGTTGTTTTAAACCAAACTGAACCACTTGGTCTGTTGTCTTCTGAAGTTTTCCAAGTTGGTCTGCTTGAGTGAGCCGCTTGTAAAAACTGTGCACCGTTGTATGTTCCTGCTGTGATTCCAACTGTTGCTAGGATTGTACCTGTACCAGTTGAAATGTTTATTGAATTAGCACCACCTACTGAATCTCCGTAGTTTGTACCATTGTGATAAATTTCTAATTTTCCTGACACTGCATCAACTGCCGCTGTTACACCTGGAATCTTCGCATTATTAATTGAAGTAACCAAGTTAGCAAAAGTTGTTCCTGATAAAGTTACTGTAACTCCATTTATAACAATAGTGTGTTCATTTGTTAAAGTGCCTGATGTTGCAGTTCCTTCAATTGTTGGATGACTAATGTGCCAATCAGTTGATCCTACTTGTACCCAACTGTTTGTATCGTTTTTGAAATAGATTGGATTTGTTACAGTAGTTGTGTTAATAGCGTACTGTCCTTTTGATCCATATTCTGGTCTTGGTGCACCTGTTGTTGAATTTCCAACTAGGTCAGTAGCTGAAGTGATTAATTTTGGTGTAATTGCCGTAAACGATTGATTTGTGCTTGACCATTCAAATAGTCCATAACTTGAACTTGTTAAGTCAAACCAATATGTTCCATTTACTGGATTTGCCGTTGGTGCTGAAGAAGAACCTATTAGGTCTGAAGTGTTTACATTTACTCTTAAAATAAACGCTTTGTTGGCAACTCCAAGGAATGAGTATGCCGCTTGTAAACCGTATTCATTTAATTCGTAGCCATTTAATGATCCACCTGCCGCATCTGTGTAAAATTTTGGATCGCCAAATGTTTCTGTTAATTCTCTTTGTGATGATATTAAAAAAGCCTGATTAGCGTTTGCTGTCTGTGTTCCAGATGCAGTGCCATCATTAGCTCCGTTCTTTTTATCTTGTCCAGATGCTACAATTATAAGTGGAGTTGTACCCGCATCTGATGGTACGTAAAAACTTTCATCTATAACTGAAACGTTTACTCCTGGACTAACTAAATTTGCCATATTTTTAAACTCCTTGCAAGGTTCTAATGCTCTATTTATTGCATATAAGGTAAAACACTGCAAAACTGTGTCATAATTTGGTACCTATATAGGGCACGTAAATACACATAATGAAAAGACCACTATGTAAAACCTGTTTACAAAAGCCAAGATCGTATGGCTATAAGAAGAAGAACAAGATTTATTATCGTAGCCAGTGTGACAGTTGTATCCGTAAAAAAAATAAACAGAAAACTGGATACTCTCCAAAATGGCACACAGCAGGTTATAGGAAAAAAACACGTTGTGAATTGTGTGGATTCAAAGCAAGAGATACAGTGCAATTAAATGTATATCATGTTGATGGTCGTATTAATAACACTTCTACATATAATTTAAAAACAATTTGTGCAAACTGCCAAAGGTTAAAAAGTATTCAAGATTTAGGGTGGACTATTGGGGACCTGGAACCAGATGCGTAGTCATATCATAGATTTGTTTGTGTAAAGATTCTATGGTATGTGTATTCTCTAAAATGTAGTCATAATCAGTACCTATCCAATCCCATTCTGATTGATGAGCTCCTGATTCTATCATTGTTTTTTTATTAGGGATTTCAGTTCTTTTTACAAGCACTATTTTGCCACCATTTTTTCTAATTTGATGTATTTCATTTACAAATCTAGTATCTGATATTACTGTATTTTGTCCTTTATATCTTGCCATGCAAGAATCAACCCATATTGAATCTAACATTTGTCCTCTACAGACTTCAGTACCAAAATATTGTAAAACCCATCTAGGAGTTACTTCACGACCAAATTTTTCACTCCAAAATTTGTCAGGTTGTTCTCTCCAGTGTCTACTAGAATCAGTTTTGCCTTCTAGCATTTCTCTGTTCCAGCCAAAAATACTAGCAGTAGCGTCTTTTAATGATTTTGCAAAACTATCTCTTTGGTAACCATGATGACTAACCAGTCTTTCAGCCACTGTATCTTTGCCTGATCCTATCAAACCTACTAAACCTATAAGCATTTTATAAGTTTAACAGACTTATATTCTTTTTTCAAGTTCTAATTTTGTTTGTCGGATTGTTTTTAGTATTAGATCACGCATACTTGGACTTGTTGCAATTTTACTAATATTTTCTAATGCAATTACCATTTCTTCTAATTCTTTGAAAGATAAATCTGATATTTTTTTGGGTTCTTGAGCCATAATGTTTTGCCTGTACAGTTTTTATTTTATTTAATATGTAAAGATAAAAAATTAACCGATAACAAAACTATGTGGAGTGCCACCTTCTGCAAAATTACCTATTTCAGCATCAAGTCTTTCCATTTCAGCAATACCTTGCTGTTTTAGTTCTCCACCATTTAATGTGGTACCACCTTGTGGACCAGCAATGGTGTTAAATTTACCTCTTGCTTCACCAAGAATAGTTTTTGCTACGCCAAGTGCATAATCTCTTATCCATGGTTTAGAATACACATCTTTTAAAAGTGTAATATCTGGTCTAAAGTTGTCAGTATGCATCAAGACAGTTTCGTCATCTGCTCTTGGTCTTTGAGTTATTGTTAATTGCTTTGTTGCATTATCATAATGAAATTGTATAAAAGATCCAAATAATTTTCCTACTAATTCTTGATATGATGCAAAAGCATAGTACGTGGCAAGTCCACCTGTTGCTCCTGCTCTCAAAAGATACGTGTTTGTATATGCTAAATTAAAAGGTTCAAAAAGCGTCCCACCTTCACCGCCTTCTGTTCTGGATCCCACAGTTCTTCTAAATAGCTTTCTTACATTGATTACTTCGTCGGGTAAAATATACTTGTTTTGGTTCTCTTTTAACGTGATAAATGCATAAGATTCTTCCACAGCATTAGATGAACGTTGTCTGTATCTATTGATCGCTCGTTCTAGTGCAGTTTCGTAGTGTTTTGGGTCTAATTCCACCTCAATCATACCCTCACCTAGATTATTTTTGATATAATCGAAAACTTCTTGTTGCATGGTTTGTAGTTCTGACATACACATATTTACCGTTATCATCATTACAATAA